ATGGACACGCAAGCGCACTACAGCATCAAGTTCAACATCAGCCGCTCGATCACGCCGTCAGGCGCAGCGGTTATGTGCCGCGTGGCCGACATCTTCAACCGGCAGGCTGAAGCCGCTGGCCAAGCCCGTCGTGCGGTGTTCTTCTGATCATGCGCACCGCTGCCTTCATCGCCCTGGCGGCCGGCTTTGGTGCCGCCGCCGCAACCGGCTCACCCTGGGCGTTGCTGCCCGTTCTGCTGCTCGCCCCGTTCGTCATTCGTTGATCCCAGAAAGAGGACGCCATGACCAAGTTCGTTGCTTACTTCCGCGTATCCACCGAGCGCCAGGGCCAGTCCGGCCTTGGCCTCGAGGCCCAACAGGCTGCCGTCAAGCAGTACGCTGACAGCATCACCCACTCGTTCACCGAGATCGAGTCTGGCAAAGACAATGACCGGCCCCAGCTGCAGGCTGCCATCGCAATGTGCAAGCGAAGTGGCGCTGCCCTGCTGATCGCCAAGATCGACCGCCTCTCACGCCAGGCTGCGTTCCTGCTGACGCTCCGCGACTCTGGCGTGCAGATCGTCGCCGCCGACATGCCGCACGCCGGCACCCTCGAGTTTGGCATCCGCGCAGTGGTCGCCCAGCATGAGCGCGAGGAGATCAGCCGCCGCACCAAGGCCGCCCTGCAGGCCGCCAAGGCCCGCGGCGTGCGCCTGGGCTGCCCTACCCCCAGCATCGGCAGCGCAATCGGTGTGGCGGCCATCCAGGCCCGCGCTGACGCCTTTGCCGAGCGCCTGGCACCGGTCATCGCCGACATCAAGCGAGCCGGCTGCAGCACCCTGCGCGAGATTGCCGCCGCACTGCAAGCCCGCGGTGTAGCGACTCCCCGTGGCGGCACCACCTGGTCGCCGTCTCAAGTGTCCAACCTGCTTGCCAAACTGGAGACCGTCCATGCGTGAATCAACACCGCTGTCGAAGGTGCCGATCGGCACCCGCTGGGAGCCCCGCCCTCGCTCATCGATCACCGATGAGGAACTCTTCATCCAGGCCCACCTGCTCGCCAAACCTGCCCGCAACGGCGGCCGGATCGCCTGGGTGATCGCTTCGGTCATGGCCATTGCTGCGTACCTGGTCTTTGCGTTCACGCTGTAGGAGGCCGCCATGCAACAGACCACCACCGGGCGCGAGCTCCGCGAGCAACAGCTTGCGCTCTTCAGTGTCTCGCACGCTGATCTCCTGGAACGCTGCCGGCAACAAGCGGTGGCGATCGCCCGCAAGCGAGGGATCGTCAGCATCAACGACATCCGGGCCAGCATCGATCTGCCGCCCGGCATCCACCCGTCAGTCCTGGGAGCGGTCTTCCGCACCCGACAGTTCCGCGCCATCGGATACACCGAGGCGCTTCACCCCGCGGCTCACGCTCGAGTGATCCGCGTCTACGCCCTGAAGGAGACCTCCGATGGTCAGTAAAGTCACTCCGAATACGATGATGTCAGCCAGCCGGCTGCCGGCACTCATGGGTCTGTCGAAGTATCGCAGCCCCAACGATGAGCTCACCGCCACGATCAGCGCCTTGAAGGGCGAGGACTGGCCAGACATCGGCAACGAAGCGATGGCCTGGGGCAACCAGCTGGAGCCCATCATCCTGCGCGAGGCCGCCCGCCGGCTCGAGCTCACCGACCTGATCACCGAGCACCCCGAGCCGTTCTTCCACCGCGACTTCCCGCTGGCCTGCAGCCTGGACGGCAGCGCCGATGGCCGCGGCCAGGTGCTGCACACTGACCCGGAGGCCGGCATTTACGTCGTCGGCCAGGACAGCATCCAGATCGACGGCCTGGGCGTGCTCGAGGCCAAGCTCACCAGCCAGCCCGCGGAAGACATGCCGCCGCTCTGGCGCGGGCCGATCCAGCTGCAGGCGCAGATGGCCATCCTGGGCGCGAAGTGGGGCTGCATCGCCACGCTCTACCAAGGAACCGAGCTCAGGCTGTTCCTGTTCGCTCCGCATGAGCAGACGCTGGGCGCGATCCGCGCTGCCTGCGAAGACTTCCAGCGCCGGTTGCTGGTCTGGAAAGAGACCGGCACGGTCGACTTCTACCCGCCGCAGGACAGCAAGGATGCCAACCGCATGTATCCGCAGGCCGAGCCCGACTCGATCATCCATCTGGATGACACGGCGCAGGAGCTCGCGATGAAGATCCTGGCAGCCAAGATCAAGATCGACAAGGCCGAGGCCGATCGTGCTGACGCCGAGAAGAAGCTCAAAAAATTGATCGGCACCGCATCAAAGGCAGTTGCTGGCAACTACCTGGTGTCGTGGCCGATGCGCAACTACCAGGCGCAGCCAGCCAAGACCGTGCCGGCCAAGGAGGCCTACAGCATCCGGCAGTCAACGCTCTCGATCAAGGAGATCCGGCCATGAGCTCCCGCGATCTGACCAGCCTGGAAGACGCGCACGCCCGCGCCGTGCGGGCAGTCATCAATGCCATGCACCTGGCCTCGGAAGACGAAGCGATGGAGCTCGTCGACTCGATCACCATGGTCGTACTGGAAACCATCAAGGCACACCTGCCGGAAGGCGAAGCATCATGCAACTGACCACCCATCGCGGGTTCGCACCCGCCACCCTCACCGAGGCCATGCAGTTCAGCGAGCACCTGGCAGCCAGCACGATGGTGCCCAAGCAGTACCAGGGAAAACCCGCAGACATCCTGGTCTGCGTGCAGTGGGGCTATGAGATCGGACTCGCCCCCATGCAGGCGCTGCAGAACATCGCCGTGATCAACGGCAAGCCTTCAGTCTACGGTGACGCCGCGCTCGCTCTGGTGCAGGCCTCGCCGCTCTGCGAGGGCATCGATGAGCACATTGAGAATGAAGGCACCCCAAACCCGGTGGCCGTCTGCATCGCCCGCCGCAAGGGACGCATGCCGGTGGTCGCCAGGTTCAGCGTGGAAGACGCCAAGCGTGCCGGTCTATGGGGCAAGCAAGGCCCGTGGCAGGCCTACCCCAAGCGCATGCTGCAGATGCGTGCTCGAGGGTTCGCCCTGCGCGACGCCTTCCCCGACGTGCTGAAGGGACTGATCACTGCGGAAGAGGCGCAGGACTATCCGAGCGACGATCGGCAGCCAGCCAAGGACATCACGCCGCGCAACCCGTTGGACGCGATCAAGCCGGCCATCCCAGCGCCACCCCTGGTCGAGCAGACCAGCGACCCGGTGGTCATCGAGCAGGTGTTCGCAGCCGACCAGGCCGCCGATGATGCTGCCGTCAGCGCGGCTGAGGCCGACGCCGAGCGCGATGCCATGATCGCTGAGTCAGGCGAGCCGCCAGCCGAGGCTGCACCTGGTGGCTTCCCGATCTGGGTGCCCGGCAAGGAGACCCCGCTTGCGGTCTACAAGACGCTGATCGAGTGGGCCGAGGCCTACGATGCGCTGGGAGACAAGACGGCCAGGGCAGGCCGGGCAGGGGCTCGCACCAGGATGACCAAACTGCGCGAGCTCCGCGAGTGCAACGAAGAGCTCCTGCAGCGTGTCGACCTCGTGCGAAAGACTGCGCTCATGGCGAACTACAGCCAGCGTCTGGCGGCGCTGGGTGCAGCATTGACCCCCGAGGAGCGTGAGGCCGAGGCCGCCTCACGCAAGGTTGCTTGACCCGTCTGTCATCTTGCCGGCTGCGGTGGCCACCTCGGTCACCCGCCGGCCCCATCCCTTGCCGAAAGTGTCCCAGGTCGGCAGGCGCTGGAGAAACTCCAGACGGGCTGATTGGTATTTGGACACGATTTCATCAGCAGGCATGGCCGCGACAGCCCGCAACGTGCCAGGCCCGATCGAACCATCCGCGGTGACGCCGACCACCTGCTGCAGCCACTTGGCCGCACGGCCTGGCCCGCTGTTGATGGCCGCATCGAACACGCAATAGTCGACGCCTGCCGGCAGATCGTCGCCGGAGATCTGGTTCCAATACTTGGCCTTATACATGGGCGCCACGTCCTCAGGCGTGAGCGCACGCATCGCGGCCTCGTCGACCTCGTGCTTGACCCACTCCTCCCAGACTCGCTTGGTCACGCCCAGGTTGGTCATGCCGCCAGGGTCGCGGGGATGATTCACAAAGCCGCCCTCGTGGTGCAGCACCGCGGCGAGCGCCGACTCGAAGTTCTCTTTCATTGCTTGCCCTTCTTCATGTCGATGATCTTCTCGAGCGTGCGGCCGCCAAAGTAGAAGGACATGATCAACATGCCCCACTGACCCAGGAGCTCGACGTAGTTCTCGTTGGTGTTCTTGCCGAACGCGCTCATCATGGCGAAGGTGAAGTAGCCCGCCAGGATCGCGATCAGCGTCATCGGCCTGATGTTCTTCGATAGCCAGCTGTCGCTGCCCATGTCGGCCTTGAGCCGCTCGGTCAGATTGTTCTGCTCGAGCTCGAAGAGCTTCGTCTCGTTGGCCATCTTCGCGAGCTCGCCGTCCTGGTGGAGCTTCGCGAGCTCGGCCTGGGCTCTCGCCTTGGCCTCCGGGTCAGGCAAGACCCTGTCGAGGATCTTGCCGCCTACCTCAAGCAGTGGGCCGAGCGGCAGCATCGTCCTTCTCCTTGCCTATCATGTTGGCCGCGGCGTAGGCACCCTTGCGCCCGACGATCCCGCCGACCGCGCCGATACACAAAAGCATCACGTCCTTGAGGATGGCCATGAAGGCCGTGTCGATCGGCGAGATCCGCTCCATGTCGTGCTCGACGAACAGCACGCCCAGGATGATGCCGATCACGCTGGCAACAAGGATGCCGGTGAGCGATAGAGCGATCACCGCCCAGACCCGGACCTCCACCTCTTCCGTCGTCATCTTCATTGCGAGATCTCCGCTAGCACGCCCATCAGGAGCGTGATTCCGATCATCAAAAAGATCAGCCACTTCATTCTCCTGGCCACGCGCTGATGATGTAGCTGACCAAGTGGTACATGATGATGCCGCCGGTCGCGAGCACCATCGCGATCAGCGCCCGCTCTTTCTTCTGCTTGGCCAGCCGCTCACGCTCACGCTGGGCGGCGAGCTCGGCAGCTTTGCGCCGCTGCACTACCGCGTTGTGCTCTCGCTGGATGTCATCCCAGACATCAGCCTGGCCGCTCCAAACCAGAAACTCGCGGAGCTCCTGCGTCATCTCGCGCACCTTCTTGGCTGCGATGACGGTCTCGAGCGCCTCGCTCATCGCAGACTGCTGACCGCCGCCGGCATCCTTCGCCTTTGCACGCTCGTCGGTCGACGCCTTCTGCAGCTGATCTTGCGCGTCGAAGAGCTTCATGAAGTCGCCGAGACAGTCCTGCGCCTCGCGCCCAAGTTGGATCGCCTGCTTGATGCCGGCGACCGCAGCTTGCGCAGTGGCGAGTACAACCGCGACTTCGATCACGTCAGTTCACCTTCAGCACCAGGCCGAGCAGCAGCATAATGATGAACCCTGCGCTGCCGATTAGGATCGTCTCGAGCCGTTTGAGCCGGGCATTGATGCCCTCATAGCGCACCGCGCAAACCTCTTCGTGCGTCATCAACCGAGCCTCCACTTCATTCGCTGTTGCCATCACACACCCGCGAAGAAAATCGCATATTTAGATTGGTCGGCCATCATCGTTGGAAGCATTGTCCCTTCGATATATTGCTTTCT